CCGGCAAATGGCCGGCATATGGCGATGGCGTCCAAGAGCTTGAATTTTCACGTTGGGCCTATCGCCTGACGGAAGCGCCGGAGATGGAGGACGCGTGATATGACCGAGCCACACACACTGTTCCTTCGCGTCGAGGCGAAACGCAAGCAACACGCTTGCCGGATCATCGAGGAGATCATCAACCCAGCACTGCGTGACTATGGATGCGTCGTGCATTGGCCCAATCTTGGCGAGCCAGAAATTGCCGTCACGTATGACGCTGACGAGCTAAGGAAGATGTTCAAGCGATGACCTTCGAGAAGCAAGTCAATCTGTTCTGGACAGCAGCGACATTCATAAGGAGATCGATTGGCACCAACAAACACAAGGCAATCGAGATATTGGAGGGACTGTCCAAAATCGGACAGCCAGAAATTCAAAAGCGATCAATTGAGATTTTGGAGAAATTGACCGATGAGCAACGCACAGTCAGATACGAGTAAGAACCCGGCAATCGTCGTGCGCAATCAGCTTGCGCAGGCATCGACTGAGTTCCAGCGCGCGCTTCCTGGACACATTCCAGTTGAGCGATTCGTCCGCACGGCTCAAACCGCCGTCGCCATGAACCCGCAGATCGCTAAGGCAGCATCGTCGACGCCAGGCGGTATGCAGTCGCTCCTAGTCGCCTGCACGAAGGCTGCAACGGATGGCCTCATTCTCGACGGTCGCGAGGCGGCGCTTGTCACGTTCCGCCAGAAGGTCGGTGACAATCGGTATGAGGACCGCGTTCAGTACATCCCGATGGTCGCTGGCTTGATGAAGAAGGCCCGCAACTCCGGCGAAATTTCATCGATCGCCGCTCATGTCGTATACTCCAAGGACAAATTCGCCTATGTCCTCGGAGACGACGAGAGGATCGAGCACGAGCCGAGCCTGGACGGAGATCGCGGCGAACCGATCGCAGTGTATGCCATTGTCCGCCTTAAGGACGGCAGCGTCCAGCGCGAGGTGATGAGCAAGGCGGATGTCATGCGCATCGCCAAGCAGTCGAAGAACGAAAAGCAATACGATCCGAACAGCCCGAATTTCGGCGAATGGTGGCGCAAGACCGTAATACGCAGGATCTCCAAGTACCTGCCATCGTCCAGCGACCGCGACGAGTTCCAGCAGGCCGTCGAGCGCATTGATGAGGACTTCGATTTTGATGCCGAACCCGAACCTACACCTGCTGAACAACCTACCAGGAAGCGCCGTGGAGCCGCTGCGCAAGTCCTAAAAGACGTTGCGCCAGAGCCGATCGAGGACGCGGAGGTGATCGAGCAGGAGCACGATCCGGAAACTGGCGAGGTGATCGAGCAGGAGCAGAACGAAGGGGATGACATCTGATGCCCGATCTGCTGCCAAATTTCGCCCGGGTGGAGATCCGGCTTTCGTCGCAGCGTGACCTTGCCTTTGCCGCAACGCATCTCCGCACACTGGCGGATGAGCTAGACTTTCTATCCGGCACAAAGGACGCCGACGACGCGCTTGTCCTGGCGCACCACTACATCAGGCGAATTTCTCAGAGACTTAGAACAGGAGCAGAAAATGACAGTTGAAATCGATCTGAGCGAGGAAGAACTTAAGGAGACCGTCGAGGAACTGGACCTGGACCGGATTCTGTACGAGCGCGGTAAGGTGCACGGGGATTATTTTGCGCATGCGGAATATACGCAGAAGATCAAGAACATCCTGCATTCATCGCGAAACTTCGACCTCATGAATTCCCATCAGCGCGAGACCCTGGAGATGATCGCTCACAAGATCGGGCGCATCCTCGCCGGAGATCCGCACCACAAAGACCACTGGGCGGACATCGCGGGATATGCGAAGCTGACGGCTGATAGGCTTTAACCAGAAAGAGAAAAGCAATGGCGAATGAAATCCATCCGGCACCGCAGGAGTTCACGGCAGAGGAAATCGAGCAGGACCACATTCTGCGATTTTTCCACTACCAGCATCTACCGCAAAAACTTCGCGAGCGCTCGCTACCATTCTGTTGGCTTGCGCGGCAGATCATCGACACGACACCGCGAAACCCGGAACGCACCGTTGCGCTTCGCAAGCTGTTAGAAGCAAAGGATGCCGCCGTTCGAGCGGCGCTGTAATCCAATCAATTAGGGCGGCACCAGCCGCCCTTACTTTTTCATCCTCTCCAACCCGATCACACCGAAGATCGAGACAACGATGATCCAACTCCATTCATTCAGCGGATCAGGCAACGAAGCGATAACCCAGGACTGAGGGAACGCACAGCGAGCGCAGAACAGCATCGAATACACGATTACGCTCGCGTACCACAGAGCCAGCGGTGCGGCGAACATTACCATCAGCCAGAACCCACCAGACCGCATCCAGTCGGCACGCTGCCGGTAGTACTCGCGGATGATATCCGCCTTAAGCGCCTCCTGGTCCGTCTTTGACTGAATCGCCTTATCGACCGTGGACAGAGCACGATCCAGAATGCCGCCAGTCAGCCAATTCAGAACAGTCTTGATCACGTCGCCCACCCAAATCTGCGAGCAATCTGCCACCAGGTTACAGTGACCGCACCGACAACGCCGGCAACGATCTCAGACACCATTTCGACCACAGTCGGATCGTTGGAAATGTAATCAGCGATCGGCTGTGGCAGACCTCGACCAGCAAGCCAGCCAGCCAAAACGTACAGGGAGATTCTGATTATTGGAGCCGCGTTCATTTACTTCGCTCCTTCGCCTCCAGTCTTTGAAGTATTTCCCGGACGACACGAATGTCCGCCGAGAGATTCGATAGCGTTTGCTCGACCGCCTTCATGGCCTCAGCCGAAGTGACAGCTTGCTGCTCGACCGAGGACAGCCGGATCTCATGACGATCGATCTTCCTGACTTCCACCTCCACGCCGGCCATTCGGTTCTCTAGCGCATTGATCTTCTCAGCGTTGCGCTGATCAGCGTTTTGCAGGTTAGAGTATGCAATGCCAATAAGCACGAATGTCGTGATCAAGCCGATCAGATTCGTGATCGTATTGATATTCCATTCCCACTTGAAACGCGGCGCTTGCATATTCGTATCCTGCATGGCCCAATACCGCACCCGTCCTGACCCAGGACAGTTTTACCCGAAAAAGGTTGCCGCCTGGAAAGGACAGGAATAACGGGCAGGGGATGCCAGCCAGGACGGTAAGGCCCTCATCGAGCGCGGCGACGATATCGGGAAACGGTTACCACCGCGAACCATCAATCCCTAACCCAAGCTTGCAACAACAGAAGTCACTTCCTACTCGCCGCTTGGAAGCGGAGCCGCGCCGCCATCGATGCGGTGAGCAATGTAGTGAATACGATGTGTTCGGGACACCGAGTAAGAACCCATAACGACGCCAGCATGACCCGCGACGTTTGGCAATTGAGATGTTGATCTCCCCCTAGAGATAGTCCACGACCCAGGCTCTGACGTTCCGCGCGGCCAAACCCGGAGACTTATTCCAGTCTGCTCTACTCTAAGTCGAATCCAATACTTGGTGTTTGCGGAATACCCAAACTGATCAATATCGCCAGAATTAGCGAACCCCCTGGACTCCGTTAGGATGCGGTTGCCGCTATTGTTTCGGCCTAGGACCGAATATGCATATTGAGTCAAATCCTCATTGCATCTAGCAAGTGGCCCGAAATGCGGTTGCCATTGGCCACCGCTTGGCGTCGTAAGGGTTTCGGCCAGCAGCAAAACCTCCTGCGATGGCGCATCGCTTTCAAATGAAATAAGCCACCGAAGAAGAGCGTAACTCGACCCGGAGCCGGAATATTGCAAGCACTTTCCGGAAACAGCCCCATCATCCGTTATGGACAGTGGATACGATGCGTCCCAATCCCAATCCCTCGGAGACGACCCAACAGGGTGATTGCGAAAATCTGTGGCGCGCACTGTTGACGTCTGGATGGTCAAAAGACCGTCAGCAGATATGACGCCTGGCGGCAAATGTATCCCCGGCAACATTCAACGCACATCCCTAATCAGCGACACAAACACGTCACCGCCCGGCAGAACAAGGTAGCTAAGCAAATCACGCGCGTTCGCGCCCGTGGATAACTCCGGTGGCTCGCCGCTTGCGAATTTCCATCTATCCCCGAATGCCAAC